ACAGGCTTCCTTGGGTTCAACAGAAAAGAAGCTGAAAAGAAGTTAATAGAAGATAAGAAAGAAGATGCTCCTGCTGCCCCCGCTGACCCCACTACCCCTGCGGAACCGCAAACTTCTTCAGAGCAAGTTGTTCAAGCTAGAGAAACCACAGATGCAGATAGAAAAAGGGGCTACCAATTACACCCCGACATACAGGCGGAAAGGATAACTAAGGAAGAACTTACTTCTGAATCTGATGGCCTAGTTAATTTTATAAAGAAAGCAAACGGAAAAACTAGGAGCATGACTAAAGATGTTCTTTCCCGACCATTTTTAGAGACACTCGATTACGTTGCTAAGAACACTAAAGACCCGTTTGAGAAACAACTTGCGGAAAATATAAAGTCTTTAGCCGAATTTATGGCACAGGCAGGTTTTAGATTTGATATTTCGGTAAGAGAGTTGATGGGTAACGTACCTCTTAGAGATGCAAGAGGCACAACTACATATCGAAATCCAGAGCTGACAACCAATATATTCGCTTCATTGGTTGAAATAAAACTAATAAGAACAAAAGACCCAACAGCGTTTATGAATGGGGCTACTTACAGAACTTTTTTACATGAAGCCGTACATGCAGTAACCGTACACTCTACACGATTAAAGAGTATGAGAAACTTCCCTAATCAAGAAGCTGTTGTCGCAGAACTAAGTAAGATTGACCCCGAACAAATACAAGCCGCAGAGGATTTGAGCAATCTTTTTGTTAATTTGACAGATTACTTTAACAGTCGGATAGGGATTCTTAAAAAATACAGAACTAAAGATGGTACGGATTACGCCGCTGCTAACAAAGCTCTTAAAGCAGATAAATCACTTCCTTTTGTTTCTTTTGAGATTGAAAGTTATAAACGATATAACAACGCTATCCTAGACCCAGAAGAAGTTCTTGCATGGGGATTAACTGACAGAGATATGCAGGACTTTTTAAATAGTATTCCTGTTGATAGAGAGACCGGAAAAGTTCTAACTGGTGTTCAATATGGTGGTCTTGATTATCCTAAGATTGCAAAGGGTATAAAATCTGTTGATAGAAAAACGGGACGTGTAGGTAAAGTAGTCAGTGCGTACTACTACATGGTAGATAAAATCAGACAGCTACTAGGGTTTCCACCAGAAACCTATACTGCGTTTGATGAACTTATACGCATAAATGAAAGCCTCTTAAAACCAAAAGAAGCATATTCTCTTAAACTCAAAGAGTATCAAGAAACAGGACAGTTACTAGAAATAAATCAACCTCTTAGTGAGATGTCAACTCCTGATGACGCGAAACAGGTAGCAGAAGAGGTTGGTAAAACGCAGAAGACGATTAATAAAGTTTCTGCTACTAATTTTAAGAATGAAGCAGAAGCACTGTTATCTGGACAAGGCAAGCTGCCCGAGGGTGCAAAGAAGATAAGTCTGGGTATTCTTCCTTCAAAAGCTCTAGCAGAGGTTGCAGAGCGTTACGGTATCAAGTCAGCAATGAGGTTGCATGAAGCCATACTAAACCAGCGTGGTGATTTAAATATTGCTGAAGAAGGTGTTAGAAAGATACTTACTCCCATAGGTGAGTGGATCAGTAAGACCAAAGAAAAAGCACCTAAGATTATAAACACGTTTAACAAGCTTGTTTATTCCAGCACCCTAGAGAAAGTAGATCCGTCTAGACCAGTGAGTTTTTACGAAGAGCTTTTGAAAGCGGAGGAGGCAAAACAACAAAGAGGGGAGCCAGCAGATCCCGACTTATACAGAGAGAAGATAAAGACATGGAATTCCATGCAGAAGGATTGGAAGTCTCTAGGTAAAGACGGACAGAAGGCATACACGGACCTTAGAGATATGTACAAGGCCCAGTATGATCGACTGTTAAAAGTATTAGAGAGAAGGATAGATGACTCTGATATTGATGCTGAAGGTAAAGCTTCGTTGAAAGATGAGATCTTCGCCAAGCTATTGTCAGAGGCAAACATAGATCCATACTTCCCACTTACTAGGCACGGTGATTACTGGTTATCCTATACGAGAGGGGGCGAGTTTGTAGTAGAAGCCTATGAAACGCCGGGGGCTAGAGTAACAGCCATGAAAGAATACATGGATGACCCTGAGATACCTAACGCCAGCATAAAAGATTTTCGCAGTCCAGATCAGGCAGACTTTACAAATGCACCTCCTAGCTCGTTTGTAGGAACTACACTACGAATACTACAAACCAACGGTGTTGACGGTGAAACACAGGCACAGATCATGCGTCTGTTTATCGAAGCACTACCAGAATCGTCTTTTGCGAAAGCGTTACAAAGACGAAAAGAAACACCGGGTTTTAGAGAGGATGCTTTCTTAGCTGCAACCACCAAAGCGTATGACTTAGCCAGACAAACAGAACGTCTGAAAAACAGTGCAAGAATACGTAAGACGATGGACGATATAAGAGCAGAGATAGGAGAAAAAGCCGATTCAGATACCGTCAACGATATTCTTTCTGAGCTAGAGCAACGTGCAAGCTTTGCTATAAACCCACCAAAGGACGGACTAGCAAAACAGCTAAACAGAGCTGCTTTTATATACACGATAGGATTCAACACGTCTGCCTCGCTGGTTAACCTCTCACAGATACCTTTGTTCGCTATACCTATGTTGTCTGCTAAATACGGACTAGGTGCAACAAACAAAGCATTCGCTGATGCGTACAGCATATTTGGCGGTAGTGGGTTCTCAAAATCTTTCCCGACTTTAGAGGGAGGCACTAAGAATCAGCTATCTCTGGCCTCACTAGACAACTACTACACGTCTGAACGAGGGCCAAACGACGAGATTATATTTTCAGTAAGGCAGGATAAAGATCTAACAGACGCACAGATTAAAGAGCTAGAGAATATAAAACCAGTTGTAGAGTTAGCAGCTAGTCAGGCACAGCTCAATACATCTTTTCTAGCAGACACGATGGGCTTGGATGAGTCAGGACGTGCTACCACCTTTATGGATAAAGTGGCCTCTACGTCTGCAATCATGTTCCACCAAGCAGAACTTATGAACCGTCAGGTTACGATGGTAGCCGCTTATAATTTAGAGCTTCAGAAAGTAAAAGCTCAGAAAGGCACAATAACTGATGCGGATAGAAAAGCGGCTGCAATAGAAGCATTGAACCAAACACAGGATGTAAACGGCGGTTCCGTACTAGAGACAGCTCCTCGTTATGCCCAGAAAGGTATAGGACGTATAGCTCTGATGTATAAGACATACGGAATACAGATGTACTACATCATGCTGAGAACAGGCAAGGAGATGATAGATGCTCATTTCGCAGGTAACAAAGAGCTACGCAACCAAGCATTTAAGCAGTTAGTAGGTATACATCTCAGTGCGCTGTTCTTTGCCGGGGTGCAGGGTCTACCGCTGTACGGTGCAGTATCGATGATAGCTAACTTGTTCTTGGATGAAGACGAAGACGATGCGGATACCATAGTTCGTAAGTACATCGGAGAGGGATGGTATAAAGGTGTTATATCTGAGGTTACTGGATTAGATGTTTCGCAAAGGGTAGGGCTATCTAATCTCGTAGTACAGTCAAACAGGTTCAACAATGACCCATCTCCAGAAGAAACATTTATGTTCTATCTGGGTGGCCCTGCTTGGAGTGTGGGTTCCAGATTCTTGAAAGGTGCACAAGAGTTACAAGACGGTGACTTTGAAAGAGGTGTAGAGAGCATGTTGCCCGGTGCAGTGCGTAACGCATACAGGGCTATTGTACGTTACCCAAGAGATGAAGGTATTCTTACCAGACGTGGTGATCCTGTATACGATGACATAACAACAGGAGAACTGTTAGGTCAGTTGCTTGGGTTTGCCCCCACCGAATACACATACAGGCAAGAGATAAACAGTAATCTAAAACGTATAGACAGTGAGGCTAACAGAACACGCACAAAGCTACTTCGTAGGTACTATGTGGCTAAACGATTCGGCGATTACGACGAAGCAAAGAAAGTACGTAAAGAGATGATAGAGTTTAGCAAGAGACACCCCGGTGCAAAGATAGACCCAGATACGATAAACAGATCAATGGCTCAACACCAAGAGTCATCTATAACCCAGCATAACGGCATAAATATATCTCCGTATATGCAACGAGCGTTACGGCAGAATAGACAAGAATATTCGGAAGGCTTCTTCTAAAAAACCCCCCACCGTGACGTAAGGGTTGCCACAGTGAGGGGCTGTTTCCTACCATAGCTGCAATGCGCGGCGGGAAATTCCAAAGTTAGTAGGGAGACCACCACTCTGAATCCGCGAAGGGTATCACAACATTCTCCAGACGCGAACCCCTAATTTACCATCTTCTATGGTAACTTTTATCTGGTGCTCCCATCCAGATTCGGTGAATACGCTTTTGATTTGTTTGGATGCAGCCTGTGTGTTTATGCAAGGTACGAACACAGAGCTACCCACTGACATGGTTGCCCAATCCACAACTATGCGTATTCCGTCAGGATGAAGGTCATCAACCTTTAAGACACCCATAAACTAGTATCCGTGCTTTCTCGCTATTCTGACTATATTTTCCCCCTCTCTTTTGAACCTTTTGAGGGAGTTAGTTACGTATGATGGAGAAACACCAAGCTGTACAGCTATGTCACAACGTCTTATACCCTTATCATGTAGCTCAAACACAAGTCGCACTAGGTTGAGGTCTACCTGTTTTCTCTTAGAAGGTTCTTCTTTTTGAAGACAACCTATACGATGTAGTAACTTC